GTTGATTTGATTCATGAAGTTGTTGGTAGATTAGAAAAAGAAGAGATTAAAGTAAGATTCAATCAAAACCTAGATTTAATGCTATTACACTTTAATACTATTCCAGATTCTATACAAAAAGGAATTTATGAGAATATTGAAAGAGATTTTAATGTTGAACCTATTATTTCAAATCTTACAAGAATGGAAAACATTCTTAAAGATACTAAATGGTCAGAGTCTACTAAGAAGACTCCTACTCCTAAACAGTTCGATCCATTTGCTGGATTAGATACTAAGGACCTTGGAGATAGACCAGCTACTAAAGACTTAAACTCATTATTCTAAAACTTTATTAAAAATTCTTATATAATACTATGCTAGACGAAACTAAACTATTCGATTTTATTAAGATACTTTTTACAAAGCCAAAGATTTATAGTGCGATGAGCAATCGTAATAAAAAGAGACATCAATTTATGATAAATCGCTTTTTTGCGATTAAATATCCAGCAAACGCAAATCTGTTTAACGTAAATGGGATCAATGCTGGTGCGGTCATAGATAGTTGGCATATGGTTGCCAGTCGATTTAGATCGGTTCCTGGTTGGATCTACACAAAAACAAAAAAGGCTAAAAAAGTAGCAAAGAATAAAAATGAATACATACCTAAAGACACTACAATCTCTTTATTCATGCAAAAGAATGAAATCGGTAAAAGAGAGTTTAGTGAGCTTGAACAATTCGCTAAAATAGAATTATATGAAACTCTAAAGAAATTAGAGGATTCAATGGAAATGTATTAAATGGAAGAACTTGACATAAATCATATACCGACAATCATAGATACTACTCTATATAGATACAATTATATAGACTATAGGATGTGGGCTCTGATGCGAAATCAATTAGACTATAAGGAGATGGGAAGAAATTCCATTATTATTTCTTCTCAGCAATTAAAAACTTTTATTTCTATGAATTATCAAGATGAGATAAATAAAGTATCTTCGTATGGCTTTCAGGTACCAAGAAAAGACGCAACTTCTATTTATTTTATGCATAGAGTCAGTACTGAAATGGTTAACTTAAAATATATTAAGTTGACTTTAGATTCTGATAAGTCCTACTCTAGAGTTATTGAGGAGGATGAGGATAAAACAATCAAATATGATTTTGCAATTCTAAAGGCCACTTTAAATCTATCAGATATTTTTGATCAGTCACCGTTGACAGAACTTAATAAGATATTAGAAGAGATAGGACTTCTAACGCCTGGTAAACCATACTTTAATGGACAATACCTAGATATTCTTAACAGGTTAGAGATACAACTTGCTGAGATTGATAAGGAATCTCGCAGAAGTTTAATTATCCTAGCGCTTTTAGAGGCATTAGATGTTTCGATAAACAAAGAAAACCCTATGCTTATGGTTATTACAGATTACGCATAAAATCCAAATATATAGTTAAAATAAAGACTATATAACATGGCAGTATACCCACCTGGAGGTTTTGCAGAAGGTACAGTAAATATTGTTGTTCCGGCAGCAGGACCGTTCTCTAGCATATCTGGAGTTTCATCACATACGATACTCGGTAGCGTTGCAACAGATCGAATTGGCTCTGGCGGTATTACTCAAATTTCACCATACGGCAGCAATACTCTTTTATATGTTAAGAACGTTAACATGCTAGTGTTCTCACAAGGAGATCAGATAGTTGTCGATGGAACAGTCTTAACCATTCAAATTGTTTTTAGCGCAACCATTGTACAGGTAGCAGGGGCTTTTACAACTACACTACCAACTCCAATACGTTTTACTGAGCCAGCTTCTGCATATAAATCTACGAGCAATAGTATTGCAACATACGAGTGGGCACTATCTGATAGTGCAACATACCCAGGACACACTTCAACCGGCTACCAAGATATATCAACACTGAATACGGATATAATTCCGAACAATCAGACCTGGTATATCCATCTTAGAGCTACTGTTATTGCTACTTTTCCTAGTGGAGTTATCCGGTATTATCATGAATCTGAAACAATAAACACAACGCCGTATGTTGCACCAACCGATGATTGTGTTGGCCTAGCATGTGCCGACCCTTTTAGTGTTGGTGGCGGTGCTGTGATTGAAGTTGATACTTCAGCAAACCCAACAAATATATTTAATCCATATGCTCAAAATAAATCAGTAAATTTATATAAGCAACTTAATAATATAGTGAGTGATTTGTTCGGACATCAAGTTAATTACTTTAGAACAGAGCCCCATGGCAGAACAAAAGATGTCACATTGATGGAATATTCCCTGTTCAGTGTAGCTGCTAATCAAAATGTAAAGATTTTAGTGCCAGACAACGAATTCCCATCTGAAGCAAATACATTTGATATTTTTGGAATGGAATTTGCAGAATTTGAGGTGCATATTGTACATGAAAAATTTAAAGATGCTTTCGGTACTGGCGTAAGACCTAGAGCTAAAGATTATATGTTCATACCGATTATAAATAAAATGTATGAGGTAAGTTCTGTAAGTATTGCTGATGAGTTTAACTCCACGAGGTCTTATTGGAGAGTTATGTTGACCAAATATCAAGATAGAAGCTCGGTTATTAAGGGAGGATATGATAATGCAACTGATACTTTAATTACTGGAATTGAAGAGGTCTTTGGTGAAGAAATCAAAGATGAACAAACAAAAGATACAAACCCAGTACAGTTTCAGGTAATTTCTAATGTCTTAGAAGATGGCCAAAGAACTTATATTGATCCGAAACTTGTTATTAAGGACGAGGCTATCGTAAATAACTTCTTGACAGTTTCTAACAATCACTATGACTTAAGCAATCTTACATTAAATACACCAGCGCTTAAGTATAATAAAAAATCAAACATGATAACAAATGGTCAGCTTGCTGTTACGGCATGGATTAGACCAACTTTTGAAATAACCGACACTACAGCATACGTTATTCTTAATTCGACAGGGAAATTAAGAATAAGGATAAGTACACTTCTTATCTCTGTAGAATTTAATGGATTCACTCACTCATTTACGCACGGCACAAGCATGTCTAAGGATAAATGGTTTGGAGTTATTGTAAATGTCAAGAATAACACAGGAACTATTGAGGCTACATTATACAGTTTAAGTAATGCTAGTCATATAACAACGTTCGGTCAAGAATACACCGGATCTTTAGCTATGAGCAATGGAGTGCAGACATGGTCTGATGGTACTGAATATGAGTTACAAGGAGGTAAATTAAACGTAAGTAATATTAGAATATTTGATAAAGCCATAGAATCAACAGAGTTTGAAAATATGTTAAATCAATACGTGGTTCACGATAATCAACATGCATTACTTATTGATAATGCTATTCCATCGTTAGGGTACCAGAAGTTCAAGAATGCTAGATAGCATAATTGGGATATATACTCTATAAACAAATAATTTATGTCAGAAGAAAAGAAATCAATTAAAGACCAGGCAGAAGACATCCGTCGAGACCTTGATAGTTTAATTGGAAATGATACAGAATCAATCGAAGAGATGGTTGATACCGATCCAATGCTACCGGCAAAGGAAAGAGAAATACTACCATCATTCAAAGAGTTGAAAATTACCTCAACTAAAAAAGCCAAGAAGACTATTACAGCTCTTATGAAGTTTTATTTAGATGAGGAGATTATTGAACGTGATGAATATATCCAATCCAAAAAGGCTATCGATGAAATGACAATGGCTTCTCTAGTTTACCAGCTTAATGCTGGTGAAAGAGCTCTAACAATCCTACTTGAAACTATAGAAGGCGGAGAGATTGCACCAAGAATGTTTGAGGTGCTTGCTACTCTTCAAAAGTCTATGCTTGATATTATTAAGTCACAGACAATGTATTTGATGGCAACTGAAGAGTCTACTAAGAGAATCGCAAGAGATATTGAGATTTACAGTAAGAAAGATAATGTTAAAACTATCAAAGAGGCTGGAGGAGATAATGGTGATGGTAATACAATGAGAGGTTCTAAAGACTTGATGAGGTTGATTAGAGATGGTATAAATACAGATGAGGTTGAAGATGTCGATGCCTCAGATATTGAAGAAACAAAAGAATAATGTCAGATTTCATAAGCGATAATAAATGGATTCCAAAGGAGGAGTCGACTGCATCAAGCGAAAGATTGGTTTGGTCGACTAAAAATGTGAATGATTTATTAGTAGCAATGGACAAGGGTTATAAGCCCCAGGTCAAAATGCCGTTTTATGAAGGTAAACAAAACCTACGCAAGGGTAATATAGTATTTGAATATACTGACAATGAAATCACTGAGATAGCTAAGTGTGCTAAAGATATTGTATACTTTGCAGAGACCTATGCTGTTGTAATGACTGATGAGGGAGTTCAAAAGGTTAAGATGAGAGATTATCAAAAAGATCTTTTAAGAAGCTTTCAAGAGAATAGATTTAATGTAGTTGTAGCAGCAAGACAGATGGGTAAAACAGTTACCGCATCTATTTTCAATGCATGGTATATGCTATTCAATTATGATAAAACAACATTGCTTTTAGCGAATAAAGCTGAAACTACAAAAGAAATCATAGATAAGGCTAAGGTTGTAATGGAGAATCTTCCATTCTTTATGAAGCCAGGTATCTTGAAATATGATGTAATGTCAATGAGAGCTGATAATGGCTGTAGACTTGTAGGTCAATCAACCACAGCAAAGGCTGGTATTGGTTTTACAATTCATAATTTATATCTTGATGAGTTTGCCCACGTGCATCCAACAATTGTAGATAGTTTCTATGAGAATGTTTATCCAACCCTGTCATCTTCTAATGTTTCAAGAATTAATATTACCTCAACTCAGAATGGTTTTAATAAGTTTCATGAAATTTATAGTAATGCAGTAAAAGGTAACAATGAATATATACCGACTAGAATAGAATGGTGGCAGCATCCAGATAGGGATGATGCATGGTATAAGAGAGAATTAGCAAACCTAGGTTCAGAAGAGGCATTTAACAGGCAATATGGTAATGAGTTTTCAGTTGTATCGTCATTGCTTTTAAATCCAATTTCTTTAAAGAATTTCAGAAAGGGTATGGATGTCTATGATTGGCAAGACCTAGATGATTTTTCAAATATACATGCAGAAACTGAAGGATTCCTTGGTTTTAAAAAAGGGTTCGACACTGAAGACGCTAAGGATAGTAAAAGATATTGGCTGTTTTCAGTAGATATTGCTGAAGGTTCTGGTGGTGACTATTCAATCATAAATGTTTTTGAAGTATTACCACAAGCACATGAGGATATTAAAAACTCAATAAACCCAGGTGCTATGTATGACTTCTTTAGATTAGAACAAATCGCATTATTTAGAAGCAATGAACACACTATTGAAGATTTCTCTAAGATTCTATATACACTAGCACTTGAGGTTTTTCATGGTGAAAATGTAAAGATGGTGATAGAGTACAATACCTATGGTAGTATCTTACTAAAATACATGAGCACCATATTCCCTTCTAGAAATGATTTTGAGGATGAGATGGTTTTAAGGTTTAAACATAGACATGATTCTAAGGTACTTAAACCAGGTCTTAAACTTAATTCAGTAAATAAATCAGTGTTCTGTCAAAACTTTAAAAAACTGGTAGAACATAACAGGATTTCATTAAATGAGTTTGAAACAGTAACAGAGGCATCAGTATTTGGTTCTGTTAAGAATGGTTCCTATGGAGCCCAGCTAGGACATGATGATATTATAATGTCTGCAGTAAATAGTACAGAATTCTTTAATACAACAGCGTACGCTGACTTTGTTGAAGAATTATTAGATTATATACCTACAGAAACTGTTCATGTAATGGAAGAGGTACTATATAGAGATAATACTGATGCTGGTGATCTACAATATGATATTTACGACATTATATAGAAAAATCACATGAATGAACGAGATATATAACTAAAGAAAAAATAAATTATTAAATTATGGCAATTAGTCCTCAATTAAGACAATTTAAGAGTTCAGGTGTTTACCGCTTGGAATTCGACAAATCACAAACTTCAAATATTAACATAAGCACGTTAAGATTGTTGGTAGGCCACTCTAAGAAGGGTCCTTTCAACTCACCAACTCTTATTGAAAATGCAGAAGATTTTAAAAACGTATATGGCGACATCGATAAGTCACTAGAGAAAAAGGGAATGTTTTTCCACAGATCTTGTTTAGCTGCATTATCAAGAGGTCCAATCTTAGCGCTAAGCTTAAAAAACTTTACTGCAAACGATAAGGCAAATCTAATAAAGCCAAGTACTGCTGCAAATTATTCCAAACCCGAGAACTTAACAAGTGGCATTCTCATAGCGGATACTGCATATACTGCCTTTCACAATATTGATAAATTCATGACACCTAGTGATGAATCGTTGCTATTAATAAGTGGTGCAACAGCAAATAACAACATAATTGCATTAACAAACTTAAAAACTGCACCAATAACAGTTGTTATTAGAACTGCAGAGAATATTGATGGTTTTGAGATTACAGCAGACGAATGGTATGGTACTGGAAATGTTCCAGCATACCTACATGATAAAGATTATCTATCAGACTTTTTGATTGATGTATTTGTATTTAAGGGTAAATTTGATCATGTAGCGCTACAAAACGATTCTACTTATGGAAATTACTTTGATGCTAATGGCTTAATTAAAGCTAAATTAGACGCATTTTCCAATCTAAGGACAGTTACTACACTTGCTAAATATACCGGGTCTTTACTTCCTGGATTTAAAGATATGGAGGGTAGAGGTTTATACATTGAATCTATGATTAATGCAGAGGCTAGAAGAACTGGTCTATTCTGTGCAGTTGATGAGGATAAAGTACTTCATGAAAGTGTCAAATATTTAGATTTTATTGGACATACCCTTCAACCAACAGGACAAGACTGGAACACCTCGGTACTTTCATACCCACCAAAAAGGAGGCTCAAGGATGTAGTTGGTGATATTGTTGAAAACTCTCAAGCTATTACAGGAAATCAATTTGTAATTAAATATCTCAAAACAGATGCTATTGACTACCCATCAACATTCTTTCAAAAAGGAGATTACTTACATGCATTGGAAGCTAATAGATTTGCAAAAGTTTTACAAGTTCAACATGACAATGCCGCTTCAGGAAATCGAACATATACTATTAAAACCGACTGCCCAATAGACCCAGCAATATACGATCAAGACGAGTCCACCACAAAAACAGCTGCAGTTGCTGCTGTTAAGATATTAACTTTTACTGGTCCTCTTGTTTCTAGTAACACTATTGTACCTACGGTTAACACTGTTGCAGGATCTACTATAACATTCGGTACTAGCAATGATGCAACTTTAGCTGCTATTGCAACTGAAATTGCTACAAATACTGATGTAGCTACTGCTTCCGTTAATCTTATTAAAACATTAACTTTCGATAATCCTTTAGTTACTGGTGACTCTGTAATCGTTACTGTTAACAGTGTGGCTTTAACTCTTGATACATTCGCTACTACCAATGATGCTCTACTTACTGCTATTGCAACTAAAATTGCTTTAAATACTGGCGTTACATCTGCCGTTGTTACTTCTATAGGTTCTACAGCTGAAGATGACAGAGTTATTGTCATAACAGGAGCAAATGGCGGTGCTTTAGCTGTTTCAGCTGCTGTTACTTCAACTGGAGCTGGAGACGCAGCTGCTACTCTTTCTGATGTTGTAACAGATGATAGAGCTATTGTTATAACTGCTCAAACTGCGGGTACTGATATAGATGTTTCTGTGGTTGTTGCCGATGGTGGTTCTCAAGCAACTGCTGCATTAACTACAGCTACTGCTAACGTAGTAGCAAGTGATTCAGCATCAAATCTACTACAATATCTAGTTCCATTCGAAAGAGAAGCAACAGCATATGTTCCATTCTATATAGACGCTGCTACAATTACTACAACGTCAGTTTCTGACTGCGTTTCTCAATTATCAGCTACTAGTCTTTCTACGGCATTAAAGGATAAAGATCTTATAGACTTTAGATATATTGTAGATACATTTGGATCTATTGATTCAGTAAACGGACTTATAACAAAATCTGAAATAACTTCACTGGCTAAGGACAGACAAAACGCTTCTGCTATTATGAATGCTCCTACTGTTGCAGACTTTAAAAGCACTACTGGAAACCAACCCCAGTTTGTAGATGCATTTGGTAAATTCAAGACATCATATATTAAAGATGGAGGAAGAGCTGATTTGAATCCAACTGAATTATATACTTTACCCTCAGTTGCTTTAGGAGCTAACTACGCATTCTATTATGCGCCAGGTCTATTAGTAAAAGATAGTGGTAAAAATATTATTGTTCCACCGGCTGCTTACGTATCTAATAACTTTATTGATAAGTATACAGCTGCCCTACCTTGGTCAATCGTTGCTGGTCCTCGTAGAGGAGTGGTAGGCGGTTCTGGAGTAGTAGGAGCTGAATATACTTTTGATAAAGCTGATAGAGATATTTTAGAGCCATTTGGAATTAATCCAATTGTTTTCCAAAGAGGAGTTGGTTTAACTATTCTTGGAAACAAAACAGCTCAACAATCTAT